ATCGGTTTTTGAGGAGGCCATTGCTCAGAGGGCCGAGGAGGCCAAGCACAAACCAGCTGCACTCAATGAATTTTTGTGCAAGACTTTGAATATATTTGTATCGGCACAGAGTGCCTGGCTGGATCGGACATTCTGGGATGAGGCCACCCAGCCCATCGAGGATCGAGTGCCCGAGGCAGTATTCATCGGATTTGATTTGGCAGCAACCCGAGACTTGAATGCGGTTTGCACTTTAAAGCGATATGGCGAGATGGATTACAGAGCTGAGTTCAAATTCTTTTTGCCTGAGGCTGGGCTAGAACTGATACCCAAGCACTATGCCGACATTTTCAGAGTGGCGGTCGGTTCTGGCATTCTCAAGATCACTGAAGGCAATGTGATGGATGATCGGGAAGTGAGCGATTACATCAAACAACAGTGCCAGATATATGATGTGAAGGAAGTCGGATACGATGCATACAATGCATCGAGTTTGGTGGCCAGATTGCATGAGGCTGGTATTCCAGTGAAAAAAGTCGGCCAAGGCATGGGAGTGTTATCAAATCCGAGCAAATATGTTGAAAAATTGATATTAAATAAACAGATCAAGCATGATGGCAATCCATTCTTGGGATGGCAATTATCCAACTGCGAGGTTTATGAGGATGTCAATGGAAACATCAAAGTCAGGAAGAATGAGGCCGATAAAGCAGCCAAGGTCGATGGCATTATTGCCATGATCATTGCAGCCCATTGCAGTTTGGATAATCCATATGCATCGAGTTCGTTTGGATTTCGTTCGTTTTAGTGATACTATGTCATAAATTAATGTGGAAAACATCGATTTATGAACAACTCTTACGTTTATGTACATTATAAAAAGGGCACAAATGTGCCTTTTTATGTTGGTAAGGGCAGTTCAAAATATCGTTATAACAGCTCTACAAGTCGAAATAGGTACTGGCATTTTGTTGTAAAAAAACATGGATTTGATGCTATAAAAATAGTTGATGGCATCGATGATGAATTGGCTTATTTGTCTGAAATTGAATTAATTGATAAATTTAAAAAAATGGGATTTCAATTGACCAACATGACCAATGGTGGTGAAGGTCATTTGGGGTTAAAAGTCAGGCTTGGTGACAAATTATCTGATGAGACAAAAGACAAATTAAGAAAAGCCAATTTGGGAAAAAAACAATCTCAAGATGTAATTGAAAAAAGAAAAAAAACATTAAAAGAAATTGGATTTAAGCCAACAACAAAACATTTTCTTGGTGAAAAAAACGGAAATTACAAAGGCCAATATGTAACTCCAAATGGAGTGTTTAACAGTTTGTCCGAATGTGCAAAAGGCAACAATTGCACAGAAAAAAAAGTCAGAATAAATTTGTACGGCAACAAATGCAAAGTTAATGGCAAAATTTATCAATATCCAGCCAAAGAAGGCTGGTCAATTATTTTAAAGGATTAATATGGGATTTTTTGATTTTTTAAACAAAAAAGGTTCAATTTCTAAAGAAAGTAATACTTTATTCGGACAGACGCAACTTGGAAATCAAATTGTCCGTACCAATCAAAACGGACAGCAAGGCTCGGCATTCCAACTTTTGTACGTCACTACCAGTAGCGTCACCAATGCTGGCCGAATTGTCGATATGTCGGTGCTATCACGCAACAGCACGATCATGTCATGCGTGGGGGTCAAGGCCAGAGCATTGGCCCAGTGCGGTATCAGCATTATGTATAAATTGGATGATGGCACATTTGTCAATGCGCTGGAATCCAATTTGCCAGGCACTAGAGACAAGACCAAGGCCAAGCAAGTATTGAATTTATTGCAAGATCCCAATAATTTTCAAAATGCATATGAGTTTTGGTATCAATGGTGTATGTGGCAAGATTTGGCTGGTGAGTGCTTTACTTTGCTATTGAGAAAAGACAATAAAGATTCGATGCAGACCCCAATCGAGATGTATAACCTCGATGCCACATTGATCACAGTGCAGATGACCAATTTGCGATATCCAAGTTATCGGATGTCCACACCGACCTATGGTTTTAACATGGATGAGCCATTGTTGCCTTACCAGGTGATCCATATTACTGAGGCAGCGTGGCAAGGCTCGGCTGGTTTTAATAAGGGTATTTTGGCCACAGAGCTGGTGGCACTCGACACTGATATTGACTTGTATGCCAACTACATCATGCAAAATGGTGCAAAACCCAGTGGCTTATTTAAGACAGATCAGGTGATTCCAGATGCCAAATACAAGGAGATTGCAGCCAGGTTAAAAGAGGCATGGGCATCGATGACTGGATCCAAGCCGACCGATACCAGCAAGCCTGGTCAAGGAATGCTGCTCGATCAGGGCATGACATTTGAGACAGTCAAAATGTTGACTTTGCAAGATGCTGATGCAGCCAAATTGAAAGACCAAACCACCAAGCGGATTTGTGCGCTGTTTGGTGTGCCAGCGCAGCTGCTGGGCCTTGAGATTGGCAAATACAACAATACCCAAACATTGCTCGATGAATTCTACAAAACGACAATGTATCCAATGATCATCAACATCGAACAAAAATTCAACAAGCAATTATTCAGGGGATACCCAAATCTTTGCATGAGATTCGATACCAAGGACTTTTTAAAAGGTGCTGCACTCGATCAAATGAATTTTGTCACTGCTGGCGTTTCAGCTGGGATATTCACACCCAATGAGGCTCGGGAATATTTGAATATGCCCAAAGTGCCTGGTGGTGATCAGCTGCCAGCTCTTGATCCAGCCAATATATCCAAAACCAACGTGCCGATCAGCGGTAAACCAGTGGCAAAAATCGATCCAATTGCTGGATCCAGCCCACAAGATACAGGTGGCGGTGGTGGATCAACGGCACCAAAAATGGCCATTAATACTGCCAAATAATGAGCAATATAAAAAAAATAATTCGGGTTTTATCTTCACAAGTGAAATCGAGTGATGTTAAACTAGCACAAATTCCCGATAAAACCCCTACAATACAAGATATTAATCAGTCTATACATAACGGGGTAATCAATGAAGCAAACATTGAATTTAATTTGCGAGGCAAAGGTCAGTCTAAAAAAAGAGGCAGACCCAAAAAACTCACCTAGTGGAAAAATTGCAGCCAGAGTGACCACTTGGGGGCCAAGGGATGGTGAGGATGGCAGACGATTCAATTACCAGCCTGAAGGATTCATGGACTGGGCCAATGAATTTGCAAAATCTGGCAAACCACTGCCAATGTTTTTGAATCACAATGATATGGGAATGCCAGTCGGGGAATGGAATGAATTCCAATTCGATGATGATGGCATGACTGCCGAGGGCAAATTATATTTAAGCACAGTCGGTGGATCTGATTTATACAATGTCTTAAAAGAATCACCCAATATGTTTGGCGGTGTTTCAGTCGGTGCCTATGCCGATGAGGCGCAAATGGTCGATGCCGATGGTAATCCATGCGATGATGATATGGATGACGAATCTTATTTCCAGATCACCAAAGGCGGTTTGCGTGAGGTATCTGTTGTCATGTACCCAAACAATCCCAAAGCTGAAGTAATGAATCTTGAATATTTCGATGGCCAAGGCCAGGCAAATCCAAGAGTGATCGAGAAGGCACTGCGTGATGCTGGGCTTTCAAGAAAAGATGCGACCACTGCATCTTCAATGCTGAAGAAGATAATTGAGCAGCGTGATGCTGCCAAGGAAACTATTCAGGAAACCCCAAAGCCGAGCGAATCGGATGCGGTGGTCAACGAGGCCGATTCAATTCTGAAAGCCCTAGAGGAAAGAGAATTGTTGAAAGCACTATCCAAGCGTCTTAAATAAGGAAAACACCATGTCAGTCGAAAAAATTCTTGAAAAAGTCGATGCCATTGAGGCATCAAACGTGGCCAAGATTGAAGAAGTCAAAGCCGAAACCCTAGCAAAAGTGGAAGAAATTTCTGTTGCAACCACAGAGAAATTGGCAGCCATCGAGGCCAAATTGTCTGAGATCAATACAGCTCCATCCATTATCAAACCATCCAAATCCATCAAAGGCGATGTGAACAAGATGGTTCGTGAGCAATTATCCAAATTTGTCAAAAAAGGCAAAATGGAAAAAGAAATCAAATTGTTTGAATCTGATGATCAGTATCAAGCATACTTGAAGGAAAGTTCTGCATTGACTGGTGGCGGTTACAATGTCGGTGGTCGCACAGCCTATGATCCAGTATTCCACACATTGCGTTTGATTAACCCCATGCGTGGTTTGTCTCGCAACGTGACCACTGAAGGTTCAACCTATCAGTTCAGGGCTAAAGTCGGTAATGCTGGTGCAACTTGGGGCTATTCCATTCAGAACAATGGTTCAGCAACAACCGAAAACACCAATATTTGGCAATTGGTTTTGCAAGACTTGAACGTGCAATTCCCAATCCGTACTGCTGCACTCGATGACATCGATGGCTTAGAGGCCAATGTTGTTGACGATATGCTAATGGAATTCAGCCAGGTCGAGGGTCAATCAATGATTCAAAACAACGATCAAACTGATACACCCAATACATATGGTGGCACTCAAGGTTTGCGTGGTTTGAATCAGTATGCAAATAATGGCGCAGCTGGTTCATACAGTGGTGGTGCAATTACTACTGCTGCATTCGGTTCGTCTGGTATTTCAACTAGCAATGGTTTGAACAGTTTGGCTGTTTATGATCAATTGACAACTAACGGCAATACTGTTGGCGCAGCCAATGTAACGTATACCGATGTGGTCAATTTCATCTACTCATTGCCACAACAATACTGGACTCCTACTGCTAAGTTCTTGGTAAACCCATTCATGTTGTCTCAAATCCGTGGATTGAAAGACTCTAATGGCACACCAATTTTCGAGCGTATGCATCCCTTGAACGATGGCCCTGGCACAGGTATCGTGGGCACAATGCTTGGCTTTGATGTGGTGGTTAACAAGTATCTTGATAATCCCTCACAAACCACCACAGCATCAGCTGGTACATTGAACAAGTTCCCAATGTACTTTGGTGATTGGCAGCGTGGCCACACCATTGTTGATCGTTTGAACATGGTTTTACGCAGATACGATCAGACATTGCCAGGCTATATCACATTCTTCGGTGAGAAGCGTTTGGCTGCATCTAATGTTGATCCATTCTCGATCATTGCTTATCGATCAACTGCTACGGCAGCAAACTAAAAGTGTGGGGGAGCATTGCTCCCCTACCTTTTTATCATTAAAATTTTTTGGATTTATTTATGAGCACAAACATCATTCTTGAGGCCATTCAAAAATCACTCACAAAGCAAAAGCGAGTGACGATCAATTTGAAAGAGGCATCAGCACTCACTGGCTCAGGCTCTGGTGTCGGTGGTCGAGTTATTTATGATGATGCGTTTGCGTCATTGCGTTTGGCAAACCCATTCAGAGCAGCTGGATCAAGAGAAATTATGACCATTGGCTCAGATGAGGCATTTGTGGTCAAGACTGGTAATGTGACCAATCCGACCAATCCTTGGGGATATACATTCACACCCAACGTGGGAACACCCAACACTGCCACATCATTTTGGCAATTGCCCATCAGATCAATTGCAGCTCAAGTGCCAGTTCGTACAGCAGTTTTGAGCGATATCAATGCTTTGAATGAAACCATTTTGACCGATGTCGGTTTAGAGTTTTCACAGCAAGAAGCATTATCCATGATGTTGAACAATGACCAGTCTGGCACGACAACGACTGTTTATGGTGGGACATTGGGATTGCGTGGTTTGAATAGTTATACCAGTGGATCAACAGCTGCATTTGGATCGAATGGATCGGCCATCACCAATGGTATTCACACAGTTTTGACAGTGTCATCCACCACTGGCGGTACAATTGTTTATAACGACATTGCTGCACTCAATGCTGCATTGCCTCCTCAATACTACAATATGCCATCCACAGCATGGATGATGCATCCCAATACCATTGCTTATTTGCGTGAATTGAAGGACTCTGGTGGTTTGCCACTATTTCTTGAAATTGGCGATAAAGACGGCTATTCAGTCGGCAATATTTTTGGCCATCGAGTGATTCCCAATCCCTATATGCAGCAAATTGGTGCTGGCAATTTCCCAATTTATTTGGCAGCATGGGAGCGATTTGTCACGATTGCCGACCATGAAGAAATGTCATTCCAATGGTTTGAACAAACACAGCCAGGATTTTTGACTTTATTTGCTGAAAAGCGAGTTTGCAGCACAATTCGTGACGTATTTGGTGGCGTGAGACTTTCAACTTAAAGGCTCAAAATGGCTCTGGACAGTTACACCAATGGCCCATTTTTGGGCACAAATAGAAATCCATTTTCT